CAGCTTTCGCGTCCAACTGCGTTTGGATTGCGCTTGTAGCGCCGTTCAGGTAGCCGACTTCTGTCGCGTTAACCGTTGAAGGCCACGTAGGTAGGTTTGAGTCATAGGCTTGCACGTTCGTGCCAATAGCCAAGCCTAGTGTTGTCCGCGCTACAGAGGAAGAGATATCGTCAACCAAACTCGCCCCGAAGGAACTGATCGTGGTGTTGGCTGGTAGTGCGAAGGTCTTAATATCCGCGTCTACCTCACTATCCATTAAGGCACCTGCAGCAGTCACATTAAGTGTGTCCGTTACATCTGCAAGGGCTTCGATTCCGTCTAGCTTAGTGTTATCTGCAGTTGTAAAGTTAATTTCAGTTAGACCAGCATCACCTACTGAGTAGGTGGTGTTTGTATCTGTATAGTTACCTGAGTGGACGTTAGTAGCGCCTTGATCAGTAGTCCAATCAATGTGCTCGTTGGCAATAAAACCTAACAAGTTATCGTGGCTAACAATTGTTTCTATCTCACCTGCAGTTTGATCTGCTGTTGCTGAGGTTTCAATATTGTTTAACTTAGTTTCGTCTCCAGTCGTGAAGCTAGCAGTTGTGTTAGCAAGAACAGTTGAAAACGATTGGACGTCAACCCCCGGCTCTAGGTCTAAATAAACTTGAGCCGCAGGAACGTCCAACAAGTCCGAAAGGTTGTTGCCCTTAAGCAAACACCCAGACAAGACGCTTGAGCTTCCGCCCTGCACGCCAATAGTGTACTCCCTGAATTCTGTTAGGGTCGTGCCGCCTGTGTTGGTTGCTGTCTCGCCAAGTATCCACCAACCGAAGAATGTGGCATTTTTAAGGCGTTCGTTTAGGACGTAATCTTCTATCAACAATCCAGCGCGGGCTAGTACGATGTTGGCGTAGTTGCCCTGCCCGTATTGAATGGCAAAGGTACCGTTGCTGAATCGGTAAAGCCTATGCGCAACAAAGGTTCCAGAACCAAGGGTCGTAATAGCTCCAGCGTTGTCCCAAGATTTAACAAGGTTTGTCTGGTCGCCAACAATCGCCGTTTGTGACAGCAAGCTGTAGGAAACATTTGCAGCGGCGTCTAGGGTTAGGAGGTTTGGGTTGTTGATGTCACCCGTGCCGCCAAACTCCATGATAGTTCCAGCCGCCACATCAAATCCTAAATCCGATGCCCTGCCCGTGATGGTCTGACCACCCTTGAATGGAACTCCTTGCTCTAGGAGTGCCCTAAAAAAGTCTCTCATACTGTTTGAGTAATGCCCAATTGGGTTGCCCAAATACTCAAAGCCAAGGATAGTTCCAGCAACCGTGTCAACCGAGATACGCATGGTAAAGATCTTGCGCGACCAGTCTTGGCGGGTCGGTATGCTGGTTTGTTGTTGTAGGTTGCCAGCGTTATCAATGTAAACGTAGGTTGAGGATGAGTTCAAAGTTGCAACCGTAATGTCTGTTGCCCCTGCGTATGCAATTGCAAAATATCCTTGGTCGCTGTGTATCTCACCATTGACTGCTGGTTGTGCAAAGGTCGTGCCGCCTACTGTTACTGTAGACACATACGTGCTTGTAAAACCCGTCCCTCGCGCCGCCAATAGAGCTTTATCTACCCCCTCAGCAAAGGTCTGCAAGTTGGTAGTGTCAGAAACAACAAGGTTGGTATCGTCAATTGTCATACTGCCAATACCAAGGGTAGGCGATGCACCGCTAATTAAACTTTGGTTAAGCGCCTTTACGTCAACGATAGATGTCAGTTCTGAATCCATTAATGCACCAGCATCAGTAACAGTACTGGTGTCAACGCTCTGAGTCAGGCTTACAATAACACCTGCACCGTTCTTCGAGTAGATTTTTTTGTCGGTTAAGTTTACAGCAAGTTCCCCTATAGAGAGGTCCCCAACCAAAGGAACCTTATCTGCAACTACAGACTTCTTTGGAATAATTTCTGTTGCCATTGGGCAATCTCCTTATATTTTTTTTTTAACAATAATTATGTATTAGTAAGTACCACCATCAAGTACAACATTTTTAAGTTCGTAACCACCCATGTCCCAAGAGTCAACAGACTCATCCCAAAGAAAAGCTACATTAGCAGAGGTACCGCGTTCAATCTCAAAGCCAGCGTTTTGGCTAGGGATCCCTGCCTCATCTGAATTAAGAAGGATAACAGCGTCACCGATGTTAACTTCGTTTGAGTTCACAGTGGTAGTTGTACCGTTTACAGTCAGGTTACCAGAGATAATTGTATTACCGCCAACGTTCAATTTCCCGCCAATACCTACACCGCCTGTTACAACTAAGGCACCTGATGCGGTTGTGTTTGATGCAGAGGCATTTGTAATAGTCATGACAGCTGACGTGGTTGCCCCTCGTGCCATAACAGTAGCAAGTGTGTCTGCCTCTGCAGTCAAGTAAGCCTGAAGGTTTGTAATTTGAGCCTCAGTAATAGCCAAAGATGCTTGGTGGGTAGTTACGTCAGACTGGGTTACGGTATAGTCAGTGATGTAATTTTGTAGGTTGACAATCTGGGATTCTGTAATAACCAAAGCAGTTTGATCAAAAGAGTAAGTAACAGTAGCATTCCCTAATTGGTTAAGGTAGAAAGTACCGCCCCCTGTAAAGCCAGTACCAGCAGAGGCAAGCGTAATAGCTGCATTGCTTGGTGCAGAGCCATCAAAATTTGGTAGGCCACTCAGATCCGAGTAATTACCTGAAGTAGCAACATTAGCAAAACCAGCCTCACTAGGTGTTTGGTTAGTAAACTTAGAAGTAGTTCCGTTCCAAACAAGGAGGTCATTATCAACAACGCCACTAATAGTTGTGTCTGAAAGGCCACTCAGGCTCGCAAGCTTGCTTTCCCAACGGTTAGCCGAAGAGTTGTAACCTAGGAAATAGTCATTACCAAGAAAGTTAATCGAAACATCACTTAGATCATCAACTCCAAGACTGATGTTAGCACTAACGTCTCCTGCATCAATTTCTTCAACAACATTCCCCGCCCCGTCAGAAACGACAACAAACAAATGGTTGTTAGCACTGACATAGGCAGATGAAACACTGTTACCGGAAGCGCCTTGGCCTCCTGTGTTTTTAACTGAAATAGAATAATTCATAATTATACCTCCTCCGAAGGTGAATAGAGTACTTCTACGAGACCACGAAAGGGTTTCCATACAAGCTGGGCATCGCCAACGCCAACATCACGCACCTCAAGACCAATCCAACCATAGGTAGGTTTTTCTGGTGAGGGTTGAGTTGTCCAGTTGTCAATGAGGGTTTCTGGTACCACAATCTTAATAATGTTGTCTGATACGTCGGTGTTAATTATGGGTAGGGTAGTTACCTGACCTCCCGCCTTGTTTAGGGAGGGGTATCCGTCTTCATCAAGGCTTTGTGTCATATCAGCCTCTACTACCTTAGCAGTGATAGTGTAGCCTGTGAGGTTAGTTAACCATTCAAGGGTCAACCCCATTTGGATTTGTTCGCCTTTAACAATAGATAAGAGCACAGCCCCGCTATCTGTAATGAGGTCTTCACCTCGTGTATTAATTCTGGAACGTGCCATTTAGTATTTCCTTTATTCTTGCCGATCCTCAGATGGACTATTTTATTTGTTGTTATTAGAAGGTGGTCCCCTTAGAAGTCACCTTGGTACCAGAGCGGATTGGGAAGAGGTATTCTACAGCATAACGCAAACCATCAGACCAGTGCTCAACACCTTCTTTCTTATCGATGGTAGCAATGTCTGGGTTACTCTCTGTCCAAGAGGTTCTTTCAACAGAACGGATAGTATTAACACAGCGAGGGTGAATCAACATATCGATTTGCCCTAGTGCGTTCTTAAATTTCTTATTGACAGCAGCTACCGAGTCAATGATAGGTGGTGCTTTACTGTGTGCTCGTGTTTGTATCTTGTAAGCAGGACCCTCAAGGATCTTGAAGTCCGTGATACCAACAGCAGCGGATGTCTTCCTAGCCCTACCACTAGGGTCAGGGTAGGATATGATCTTGTGTTTCGGATACTTTGCTCGAATAGCCTTAGCTAAAGACTCTGTATCAGGATGTCCCTGCATTTCATCAAGTATCTGGATCTGATTACCTCTGATAGCAAAGATAATACTAGCCATGATACCAACGTTAAAGTCAATAGCGATGTGTACTGTCTCATCAGCATCAAAGTCTTGGAGAGTAGGATCAATGTGTTCTTTACGGTTAAATGTGTAGAATACACTATTACCAGAATCTTCAAAGGAGGCCTTATACTCTCGTGCAAATTTGAGCGGGTCTAGTGTAGACTTAATACGGTCAATTTCTTCTGTGTCTAGATAAGGTGAATCGTGATAAGTATAGGTGTAACTATTCCAATCATCATCTACCTCTTTACGGTTATACATTTCATAAAAGTAGTCATAACCCTTAGGTGTGCTAATGATCAGTGCTCGACCGGGATTAGCTCCATAACGTGCAGCATTCTTCCTTGACCAACGTGTTGATACACAAGGTTGAATAATACTCTCCCAAGATTCTTTGAGGTTCATACCAGCGCCCTTCCAAGATGTTACCTCATCGGCTACAACAAAGTATTGGCCAGTACCACGCATACGCTCTGATGCTTCATAGGACCAGATCTTGAGTGTTACATTGTTAGGGAACCAGAAGGTACCAGCACTTCTTGAGGACTTAATAGCGTGTTCTGCCATACCAAGTTGATAGGCAATTAGTGGGAAGTAAATGTCTACAGCCTGACTATAAGTAGGGGCAATAACAGCCACGTTCTTATTAGGTACACTAGGAGGTAGGGCTATCAGTTCATTAACAGCTATTGCAGCAGCAGTACCAGCCACATAAGACTTACCAAAGCCACGAGAAGCGTTCGCTACAAGATAGCGGCAGGTCTTAGCTACAAATAGGTCGTTAATGATATCTGACTGGCCTTCGTGCAATACAATATCTGTCATAATTCTTTAATCTTTCTTACTGGGTCTCAATATAAAACCAATTTGTTGTTTCTCTTCCTCGTAGGCAAGGGGCTGACCATCAGGTCCTAGTACTGAGCTAAGCCACACATCAGGGTCTTCAACAAACATAGTCTCAGCGTGTCGATGCACGTCTTGTGACCACATGTCTTCTTCTGGTTCTGTTATAAGCATTAATATACTTCCTAAATTACTGTGAAGGGGTCACTCATTGGGGTTACAATACGCTTATACACACCACACTCAACAGGAATAATCTCTGGGAAGTAGCTATAGGTGCCTGTAGGTAGGTTTTCTGGAATAGTAATTTGCCAAGTAAAAGCACTAAAGTCATTTGATACAGGAGCATTGACAGAGGAAATTACATAAAACTGTGGTAGTGCAAAGGTGTTAGACTCGTGGTTAAAGAACCTTACATTAGTATCCATTTCACAACCAACATTACGGCGGATAACAGCGGTAAGGCTAAGAGTGTCACCTCTTTTAACAGTGGCGTCGGCTACAATAACCGTACCTTTGTACTCAATAATCTGAGGGGCAAACCTGTCAATTTGTACTCTCAAGGCTCCTACCTCTGTAGCTAGGCTACTAATATCACTAGGTACGTTTACCCAGTTAGGTGCTACAGTGTTTACAGTAAAAACAAACAACATACCAGCAAGAGATAACACTGTGACTGTCTTAATAAAAAGATCCATCCAGTCCCGTATGCTTTTTATGTTGAAGCGTCTACTGTCTTTCATTTGAGCAATTATTTTGTACTCATCTTCCGGTGTCATAGCCATATGGTTTCCCCACTTTTATTATTGTTATTGTTTCGTCATACTCTTTTAAGAGGGACGGGTTGTTAGTGTAATAGAGATAGGACTCTTAGTAGAGTTTTCTACTTCGGTCCTTTCAGGGATTCTCTTGTAACCATACTGCATAAGGTTGTTGATGAGGGTTGCCTTGGTAGCAATCAACTGGGCATAAGCACCAGAGCCTACTCTAACAAGGTTCTTGTCTAGTACTCGGCAGATCTCTTCGTATTCATAGACCATACGTTCAATAGGGTCAAAGTTAAGCTCTTGTAGTTTATTAACTGACTCGTGGGAGTGGATGTTCTTAGATCCTTTGGGAC